CTATAAAGTTACAACAATTTTCGCTAATCACCAAATTTATAGACACTTATAATTCGTCGAACTCACGTTAACATAAAAGCAAAACAACAAATAAGCATAAAAACAAAATATATACTTTCCAAGCAAGCATAAAGTTTGCCAAACAAGAAATTTGATTTTATGTAAAACAAAAAATCATGCCTTTTTTCTTGCAACATTGGCCGACTTTTTCTATCTTTGCAACATCATATTAATTGCTCTCCCCCTTTGTTCGGGTGTCAAGGCAGACTTGTACTGTTGTGAGCGAATTACATGTTATGGGGTCTCTCTCCGATGGGTATTTGCCCAAGTGACCTACCAAACTATGGAGATTGTTGTTTTAGCAGGTTTTCTTTAAAACCGCAACAATCAAATCCCTATTGGGAGCATAGGTAGTAACGTGTATTTAAATATGATAAAAATGAAGAAACATTATTTTATGGTTGCAGCAATGACAGCGTTTCTGTCTTTGCCATTGTTTATTGCTTCATGCGGTTCTAATTCTGACGACGGCGTAGAAGCTATTAATGCAGAGAACTCCATCATAAGAATGGAAAATTCGATGCAGGGTGATTACGCCAAGTTTAATCCTTTCATTTCATTCAATGCCTGGGACTTAAAGGGGAAAGGAAAGGATATTCACACCTCGACAGGTAAAGATGTTAATATGTTTTGGGAGCAGCACTATGAAGATAACCCTTTCTCAACAGTATCTGCCCAAATCAAAGGCTCTTATTCGTCTTTCTCTGCCTCTCTCATCCTAACCAATTCTGATAATCAGGTGGGTAAAATGAGTGTCAATGCAAAGATGTACAAAGACAACAAAGTCATTCGTAATCAGACTTTGGACATAGAACTAAAGGCATCTGACACCTCGATCAGTATCGGTTACGTTCCAGAAAAAGGTTTTACCAGTATTAAATAGGAGGAACTACTATGGAACAACAAAATAAAATCGTCCTTTTTGCTAATCAGAAAGGGGGAGTTGGCAAGACTACACTTTGTGGCTTATTCGCAAACTATCTTTCTGTCAATCAGAATGTACCATTACTTGTGATTGATGCAGACCCACAGCAAACTTTCTCTGGCCGCCGAAAAGACGACTTGCGTAGACAACCCGAAGTGCCTTACAAGGTTCAGTCTATGACTATCAAGAATCCTGAAAGTACTCACGTTATTATGCAAAACTTGCGTACACTACCAAGAACTACCATTATTGACACTCCAGGTAGCTTAACCCAAGAAGGAATGTTGCAGCTATTGATTAATGCCGACTATATTATCTGTCCATACCACTACGATCTCAATACGATAGATTCTACTCGTGCTTTTCTACTTTATAATGAAAAAAGCAGCTAACAACTTGAATGTTAGCTGCTTTTTTGTAATTTTGCGTTTATGGAACAGTTGATGCTTAATTTTGATTATGGCAAGGTTGTTGATCGTGAAACGACCATCCGTAGGCGTGCTAGAACACAGCCTATGGGCGACTGTACCATTTCTTCACGTAAGCAACGCGTCATGAAGCGCAACAAGGTTTTAGTAGCTCGTTATTACTACTGGACAGAGATCAGACGTAGGCGTTTTGACGATGTCATTAAGATCCTTTCAGACTATGAGTTCTTTGTCGATGACCGCACTATTCAGAATGCTTTAGTAGATAATGATAGCTTGTATCGCGAACTATTGAGCAATAAGTATTCTGCAAGGAAGTTAGCTAGCCTTTTTCCTGGGCTTAGCTGGGGATAGTCCAAAAACAGCATTAGTCGAAAAACTCGGTTTCATAGATTACTTTATACACCTTTAGATCATCAGAGCGGCGTTCAGGTGTAGCACTGATACGGCGTAGAGGATTGAAGAGATTACCTCCGTCCCACCACTGTAAGGCTTCGTGAACGGCTTGAATGGTGTCAAATCGTGCTAAGGCTTGCTGGCGTACTTCTAATGGTGCAGCAGCATTTGTACGCCTTTGAAGCGAGAATACGATGCGAAGTTCTACACGCGCCTTTACTTTTTGTCTGCCACTTGACAATGTAACACAAGCAGGGTAGCTAATATCCACTAAGCATGCAGGGAAAGCAATAGGTGGTCGCTCAGAGAGTGATAGCTGTGCTTCGTCAGCATCTACCCAGTTGATTTGAGATACTGACTTTTTGATGCGGTCAGTAATAGCGATGAAAAAATCTTTATTCATTTGTTTATTATGTTTTTAAAAGTTATGGAAACGATAAGTGCGTTAGTGAGATGTAACCGAATTAATGTAGCCAACTAATCGCTCTTTAATTTTCTTATTGAGTTCTTCGGCATCGCCTAAGAATTGTCGCTGAATGATGTGTGCAGTACGTGTATGCGCTGTAACAGACACAGAACCTTTCTTTGTCTTACGAATATGTGCAGGAACAGAGACCGTTCCGTTAAAGCCCTCGTTATGGACTCTTGCGTAAGTAACCTTAGCATTGCCCGCAGCAATAACAACACGGCTTTTGCTCACCTCTAATGGGCGAATAGAGTTCATCAGTGCGCCGCTATCGATTAGCAATGATCCCCGCTTCTTTGGTGTACGAGCAGCAGCCCAAGGATTACCGTCGAAGCCCTTCCGAGTAAACGACTGCTTAAAGTGTTCTGTGGCTGTCTCGGCTACGATCTGGGCACAGTCCTCCATAATGGTATTGGGCAATGTTCGAAAATACTCCTCAAGTTCTTTTATGTTCACAATCTTTGCTATTTAGAAAATAAGTTATAAATTTGCAAATGGGGGTACGAAGACCATAATCTAAATCAAAACCTCGGCGTGGTGGGGAAATGGAGTCGCCTAATAATATGGACAGTTTTCGTATTCAAACGCAAAGGGGTATGCAGACACCACTATCCAACCGTATGACGAAGCTTAACCACGAGTTGGGAAGAGCCTAGAATTAAGACGGCGGACGTAAGGACTGCATACCTCTGACCTTTTACCTCTAAAAGATTAATAAGCCCTTTCTTACCTTATTATCGTGTAACTCGTACCAAGACTTAAAGTTCAGTTTACCGTCCTGTATTTTACAGACGCACACTATAGCTATACCATCATAATACTTGATGTAAAACCAACGATTAAGGAGTTGATCACTACCTTGCTTGTCTTTTTCGTCTTGTCCTATCCACACTTCGTCAGGGTATTTCATCACCTCGTTTATAACATCAAGGTACTTTGTTCTGAATGCACGTTTTTTCTTGGTGTCAGTGGTATGCTCATCAAAACTTTTTCTACCCATATACCATATTCGGTTGTTGAAGTCCTCGATAGGTAATACTTCTTCATTTTCCACTACCTTTTTGTGCAAATTCCACCAGTCGGAAGCTTTTCCCTCATATCGAGTTACTTTTTGCTTTGCATCACGAATGAGCTGCTTGTAGGAATGTTTAAGTCCCCAATCATCAGGCGTTACCTTCTCCATTAGTTTTGCTGCCTTAGTAGGAAACTTGCGTACATACATTTGGTTATTATCAAAGATATGCTGCCGTTTGCCAACATTGCTATCAAAATGGGTTGCTTTTATCTTCTTCCATTCGTCCGATTGCATATAATCATCGGTAATATCTTGCGACCTTTTGAGTAAATCATTATTCCCCTCGTGTTTCATTAGTGGTACAACACGACAGCGACATTTCCACCCATTAGGCGGATAGATTTTATCCCAACGAGAGTCCTCCCAATATAGCGTAACATCATTTAACTTACGATGCTCCTCTCTTACCTTTTCATCGCCAGCAGTAACATATTTCCAATAAGGAAAAAGATTTGCCTTTTTTATGAGTCTTTGATAATTAGCTACTGACTCCGCTGTGAGCAAGGATGTATCATATTCTGTTTTTTGCCATACCTTATTAAACTTACCGCAAATAGATGTTGCTTTCTTAGTGAACTCCTCAAACGACTTAGCCTTTCTGAACTCCTGGTTAAGCTGTTGTATCTCTGCTAATGTCTTTGCTGCCGAGAAGTGGAAGATGTTCTGCTCTAGTGCTGTAACAAAAGCAGGATCGAGATCATCATAGACATAACCATCTTCTAGCTTCTGGTGATATAAACCACCTGGCTTTTTAAATGCCGTATGAATGGCATTTAAAAGATCTTTGGATATAATTGCGAACAGTTCAGCATTGAAGTAAGTAGCATTATTAGAAGCAACCCTCTTGATGATACGATTGTCTAAGGTGTCATCGCTAAAGTTCGTGGGGATTGTTAAGCTCGATGTCGCCCCCATCTTGGTGGGGGCTAAGGCGAAAAAACGGCGTAGCAACCCTTTTAGCGATTTATCAGCGTTCTTAATATTCGCTTTAGCCAAGTTAGGAGTAGTCTTTGCATAATACTCGCTCCAGTGGCCGTACTGATTGACCACATACTTTTTCAGCACATCAAGGAAGTCAAAACAATATCCCCTCAACGGCACTGCTGTACGAAAATAGGTATTGGTATTCACTTTCTCTGCAAGCCAGTCCTTCTCTTCACGGCTCATCTTCTGTCCTTTATTAAGTTTTTCACGCAACATATAAACCTTGCTTGTGCGTAATTTGCTCAATGGTTCAACATCCCACTTAACAAACTTCCATACTTTTACTTCTATGTTTTGCTTCATACTTTCCATATCGAATAAGTTTTAATGTGATACTTTTCCCTTTAGTTCTCTGCATTTAATAGCAGGAGAGCGTCAGGATTTCAAATTTTTCGAGCAAGAAGGCAAGCAAGGCAAAGAACAGATAAGCAAAGGAATTTGAGGATATTGTTATGGAAAACCCAAATCTTTGATTTGCGGAAGGCTGCCATAAGAATATCACAAAATAGCGTAGCGATGCTTTGCGTTCTGGTCGCCTTGCTAACTTTGCATAGAAAAATGAAAGCTGATGATCGAATGTTGAATAGTTGAAAACTATGCCAACGGGTTATAAAATACAAAATAATATATAATTGAAATATCGTATATAATAACTATTTTGTAATTTTAGGGTAATAACAACATATAAAAGTATGACAAAGGTAATACATTTTCACCTGATCCAGGGACGAAAGAATTATTAT